TAGGATCCTTTGTTGCTATAATATAACCCATCTAATAAGTCATCGTGCTTTCCTCTTGGAAATAAAAGCAATTCATTCACCAGATCTTGTTGTTTTTCTAAAATGTGCATCTGATTGTTTGCAAATATAGGTTGTAAAGACTCCAGACGGTTGCTTTTGGAATTTCTAGGGTTTTCTTTAATATTTAATCCAGGAATGAATAGATTTTCGTCTCTGGATCGTTTTAATACGTATTCTCGAAGCATTTCCTGATAACCAACAGACTCAATTCGTGTTTTTTCGGATCGAAATCTTCTAAAATTACTGACAATAGCCTCAGCTAACTCTAGTGGAGTAGCGTGTTTACGATAATAGGGCAAAGCATACCTGTTTTCGTTGTCATCTACTGCTAAATTAAAAATAACAGAATAATCAGCACCTCGTTTTACGCTTGAAGCTGGATCAACACCCGTAAATACATTAATAGGAACAATTTTATCGCATTTTTCCCCATTTAAACTGGTGATATGTAAAAAACTTTTTCCTTTTTTCCGAAAAAACTTCCCTTCATAGTGTTTAATGTTTTCCATTTTAAAGAGCTGGTCTTCATCGCCTACAATTTCACAGGCATATTCACGGTAAAACACCGATAATCGATTAATAGACTCCAGTTCTTTCTTTTTTTGTAATAATTTTTCAATACTCCACCAGTCTTCCCATAAAGAAACATTATTTACAAAGTCTGGTTTAAAGGTTAGATTTTTCCATCCGTGCATTTCTTTTAGTGTTTCTACCAAACACCGTTGGTGTTGAGGAGTACCAATGATTACAATTCTCCCTTTCATGGGATCTAAAGAAGGAACCGCACTTTGCAAAAGCCAACGAAGGTTATTTTCCATGGCTTCCGCAGTTTTGGTGTTATTTTCGTCTTCTGGATCATCTACAATAATCAATGTAGGTCGCTGATTTCCTACTTTTATACCCCGTAACTGCTGACCCGTACCTTTGCAGATAACCATAGACCCATCTTTTAATTCAATTTCAGACTTAGACCAGCTTTTAGCACTATGGTTTCCCCAATACCCAAACAAAGATCGAAATGTTTCTGAAAAATCCATGGTATCTTTTAACAGACCCAGTAGCTTTACCGCATGATCCTGAGTTCTGGATACAAGAACAATTAACTTTTGACCTTCACCAAACATCAAGTGATGTAACGGGAAGATTCCTCCTACAATCGAAGACTTTGCATGACCTCTGGGAGCAACAATATTTAATTGTTTTACATTGGGATTGGAAAGGTATTTGGCAATATCATAGTGAAAATCGGGAGATTCGGCAGAAAACATATTGGGCATACAGACTTTTCCAAACATCATCATATCGTGCCTGAGTTTTTGAATAATCCGTATTTGTTCTGTTTTCAATAATCCGATCCCAGTAAATATTCCATATCTCCATCGGTTACAGTTAAACCCATGTCTTCCGCTACGTCTTTTAATACTTTCAGAAACGTATTTAGCGTTTCTTTATTATCCGTATCAGACTGAATGACTACTACTTTTTTGATGATTGCTTTCTTTATTGTTTCCGTTTCCAAGTATTAACTCCTTTTTCTGAGACATTTTCAGACTCTTTTTTTCTTCCTTGGCAATCTTATCCAATATTGTACTTGTCATATCCAATTGCACTGTATCGGTTTGTGTTGATTTTTTAGGCAACATATCTAGGATTCTAACAAATTGCTCTGCTCCTCGAAGCATATTAGAAGCATCTTTGTTTTCTTTTGCTATTTCAATCCCTCCTAGAATCATATCCAATACATCCCCTTGTGAAATACCTCTCGTATCTAATGCTTTTTGTATTTCATCATCTAGCATTTTTTGTATCCTTTCCTGTTTAAATAACCGTTTGGCAGTTAAATCTGGTCGTTCCTGATCGCTTCGATAGATTTTTCCAATAAGACCCCAATCAATTCGATGACCACCTAACATCATATCTGCATACGCTTTTACGGCATTTTTTGTACGAGTAGTTCCCGCTTCTCTTTCTACCCATGTCTTTGTACCTACTTGAGTGTATTCACCGCTTTCTTTATGCGGAAGGTATTTTAATAATGTTTTTCCTTTTACCCATTGTCTTCCAAACGGAAAGGTTAATTGTTCTTGGTCTTTGTACTCTTTCCGGTAAATACATTCAGCAACGTACCCATCATCGGAAAGACCAAAGTCACCTACCTGACATTCTCTCCAAGCTTTGTATTCGATTTCTTTGGTGTTAGCTTCTTCTTGAGTGTAAATCGGGTAAGTGACTTTTTTGAAATTATTTTTTTTAAATTTTCGAGTAATAAAATCCATATACAGACTACCTATACTGTTTACCTATATACTGTATACTTAATAAAATAACTTGTATTCATATACTGTTTATTATATTTTACTGTATATATAGTATACAGTATAGATATACAGTATAATAATCCGTGCATTTTTAATTGTATTCAATGTGCATCACCCCACGGATGTTTTTTTTCCAATTTTCTGTTTCTTCGATTCTATCGTAAATCTCCTCTTCTGCTTTAAAGATAGCACAAATCCGCATAGCCTCATCATGAACGATACTGGAAACTTGTTCAAATTTCCCCGTTTTCGGGTTAAATCGTTCAATGGGAGGTAAATCCTTAAAATACATGGTTATAAGATAACTTTTTACCCCTCTGGCTCTCTACAGGGCATTTTTAAAAAATAGACGTGTAATGTGCGGGGGAGATATACAGTACCCCGACCCCCTTCGCCTTACTGGCTATCCACCCAGATTTCGTTGAAAAAACCGGTGTGGATATCTCAGTAGGCTCAGCCCTTGTTGAGCAACGGATAGTTAATCAATAACAAATAACAAAGGATAAAACAATGAATATCATACAACTAACATTCTCAGAGTTTTTACGGAATGCTTTTCAACCACTAAAGCTCCAGAAACCTTTTGAAGATCATACTCCAGAGGAACAACTGGATATATTGGATAAATCGGCTTCTGTCACAGCTTGGTTTGAAGATGAATCCAGTACGCCTGCAATCGTGGAACAAATGACTTCCTTGAAAGAGCAGATTGATTGGAAAGGTAACGTAACATCTGGTTCGGTTGAAAGAGTGAATAGACGTACCGGTGCTGTGGTTACATCCTTTAGAGTTAGTTTCACCAAGGAACCATCTAGGCGTACCACATTAGCGGGGTTTGCAAGCGCTCTTGCCAAACTCAATCGATAGAGGCTAATCGTCTCTTCCTGGGGGTAGTTTAACGACTATCCCCTTTTTTAATCCATGCAAAATAAAACCGCACTTTAAAAAAAGGTGCATAGAAAAAAATAGAAATAAGGAAAAATCCATGATTCGAAATATATTAAAAAATACAAACTTTTGGCATTTCATCTTAACCAACGGTACAGTGGTAGAAGTAAAAAGATCAAAGTATGTTAATCTATTTCAGGCAATACACAGAGTTAGAGAAAAATGCTTGAACACATAATGTCCTTACCACTGGAACGTATAATCTTTATGATTATTTTATACCTATGGTTAGGATATCGCTTGATTAACGATTTTAATGTCTAAATTGATCGGGGAATTAATTATTATAATGTTAATTAGTTCCCCTAATCACTAAAAAGGAGTTACCAATGGACTTATATCTAAAAACAGAACCATACTATGATGAATTAAAAGTTGTTGGACAAATTCGAAAAGCACCAAACGATAGTATAGGGCGTCTAGCATTAGTTGCAATTCAAGAATTAATAAAATCAAAAATACCTGATAAAAATGATAGAATACATTTAATGGATGGCAATGCTGATAATTGGAACGAATTAGATGATTACTTAGATAATCATATTGTTCCAGATAATAGCGAATTAGGAATTCTATTTAACACTGCACACAGATTACTTAAATACGGAAATTAAAGGCTCTTTTTAATTATAGTTGAGGTGTACTTCATCTTTACTTAGAAAGAGCCTTCTGGCTATAAAATTTCAACGAATAAACACATAATAAAGAAATAGCAGAAGCATTACTCCTCTTCCTACCATATATCTCTGTAAAACTAAGTACAAGCAATGCCATTGGCATCTTTGTCTATATGTGTTTTTACACCAATGTAGGGCTTAGTATGATAGGCTATGAGCAACTTTAAATGCCTATAATATCTAGTGAGTGAATCTGTCAGCATTAGATACAAGACGTTGGTACAGTCTGTGACAGTCAGACGAAGAGGAGTATTAAACAAACACAATTAAAGGAGTAAATAATGCCTTGTAAATATGATATGGAACTAGACGCTAGACCAACAGATAGCGAATTATACGATGACATTAAACAATATTATGTTGATTTTA